ATGGAACAGCAGTTTTTTTATGACAGATTCACTTGGCAGGGGTGCAATCACGAGTACTCCATTTGTGTGAATGAGGGGGGAGAAATTCACAACCGTTGTGAGATCTACAAGTATCATTCTAGTGAACTTGTAGACAAGTGGAGAGAACCAATTAGCTACAAAGAAGCAGAAATACTTCTTCGCAATTTCTCTTCCCCTAAACAATATCGAGAATTTAAAGAACTTTTTGAAGGGGGGAGTGGCAATGGGACGTCAACCAAAGGTGGAAACGCTACTGGTGGAGGAAATAATGGAAACTCAATCACATTTGATGAACTTACCGCTACATTACTTACAGCATCCCAAGACTAGGTGGACAATGCAGCAGTTATACAGAATTAATAAGTACTTAGAGAAAGAAGAAACGAGAGAAAAGAAGATAGAAAGTGGGTCTTTATTTGGGGAGGAGCAAAAATGCCTTGGTGGAAGAAACTAATTTATCCGTTTGCCTACGTTGCAGTGATGGTGTTAGTGCTTATTTTCCGTTTTCTTGCCTGGCTAAGGGTGGAGGGCGTTCTTCATAACTGGGAAGAAATTCCCTACCGCTGGGAAATAGTGGGGGTTCAGAAGGGAAAAGTGTTTGTCAGGGATTTAGATGAGAATAAGCTTCTCGAAGGGGGTAAATAGAGTGATTGAAGGAAAAGAATTAATAGAGTTCCAGGGTTCAGCAAGGGATATGGAGTATCGCCTTGCTGAAATGCAGGAACAGTTGGATATAGTTCAAAGATTTTTTCAGAAAATAATGGTGAAAGGCCAGGATTATGGAATTATTCCGGGGACAGATAAACCAACGTTATTAAAACCAGGAGCAGAAAAGTTATGCGAACTTTATGGCTTTGCTCCCATAATCAAAGACATAAAAGAGGAAAAGGATAATGAAACTGGATTTTGCCATTATTTAGTAATATTAACTCTTCTGCATAAGCGCTCAGGCATAGTAGTAGCTGAAGGAGTAGGAGAGGCAAACACCAGCGAGGATAAATTCAGATGGAGATGGATACCAGAATGGAAACTGTCTCCAGACATTGATAGAAGTTCTCTACAGTTCAGAACCGAAACCGCTAAAGACGGACGTCAATATCGTCTCTACAGAATAGAAAATCAATCCCCCCACTCTCTATGGAACACAGTTCTAAAAATGGCTAAAAAGAGAGCTTTGATAGATGCTACGCTTTCCGCTACTCGTTCTTCAGGAATATTCACTCAGGATATGGAAGACTTACAGGATTGGATTGATGCAGAAGTAATAGAAACTGAGCCACCTAAACCTCAAACCAATAATACTAAAACCACAAATGAAGTTCAAAAGCTTTCTGAAGCCCAAATACGACTTTTATACGGCAAAGCAAAAGAAAAAGGGCTAACCAATGAAGCATTGCACAAAATGGTAAATGAAGTCACAGGCAAGGAAAGCGTGAAAGATATTGACCGCAAAGACTTAGAGGTCTTGCTTGATACAATCCAGCAAATGTAAAACCCTCCTCGCCCTGGGAGTGCTTCGTGCCTCCTGGGGCGAGAGACAAAAGGTGATAGCGATGGAGAATGAAAAGCTAATTTTAAGCCCTAAAGACATTCAGGAACTCACTGGGTTTGGTAGGACCCAGGTGTATGAATTGTGGCACCGATCTGATTTTCCCGGAAAGCACCTCGGTAGGCGTTTGTTTGTGTCCAAAAAAGCCTTTGAAAGGTGGCTGGAGACCAAAGATGAGGAGGAATTTAATGTATACGAAAGTTGAGAGTAAATTCTGGCAGGATGAGAAGATACGAAACATATCCGAAGATGCCCGGTATTTAATGCTCTACCTCCTCACTTCACCCCATAGAAATATTCTCGGACTCTATTTCCTTCCCCTTCCCTACGCTTGTTTTGACTTGGGGTGGGACGAGAAACGGTTTAGGAAAGGGTTAGGGGAACTGTTAGATAAAGGGTTAGTAAAATATGATTTTGAAACCAACGTTATATTTATCTGTAATTATCTTAAACACAATCCTTTGGAAAATTCTAATCAAGTAAAAAGTGCAATTGGTAAACTTAGTGAAACACCTACAACCTCTTTATTCCAAGATCTCTTAGCTATTTTGAAACAGTTAGATAAACCCTTTATGAAACCCTTACAGGAACGGTTACGGGAACGGTTTGCTAAACCATCCTTAAACTCTTCCGAAACGGTTATGGCAACAGTTTGGCAAACCAGTAACAGTATCAGTAACAGTATCAGTAAAGAAAAGAAAGAAATAAATAAAGAAAGAAAAGAAATTGCGCCTGACGGCGCTGTTGGTTCATCAGAACCAACGTCTCAATCCATTAAAGAAGTTTTTGATTACTATAACGAAGTATTTAAAGATTGTTGGTCTAAGCCACTTCTATTAACTCCTCAACGGAAGAAGAAAATTTCTGCTCGATTAAAGAATTTTACCCCTGAAGAGTTAAAAACAGTTATACGTAATATTCGGGCTTCCCCCTTTCACTGCGGGGAGAATGACAAAGGGAGAATTTATGCTACTCCAGAATTCATTTTCCGCAACGACGAGATCGTGGATAAATGGCTGAAGGAAGAACCTAAGTATGGTGGAATAGGAGGATATAACCCTCCCCAAGTGGTAGAAGTATAGATTCTCCTCCTTCTGGTTCCCCGGGAGGGTTGTTTCCCCCCGCTCTCCCGGGGGCGGATAGGGGGAAATGGAGGTAAAAAATGGAAATAGCTCTTGAAAGTTTAATAGGTAAAGATGCATTCACAGAGCGCAGGTGTACAATTTGTGGCAAGTTGCTTAAGCCTGTAGAAATAGAGGTTGTAGGTAGAACTTATAGGGTTGTGCCTGCCTGTGAGTGTGAAGTTAAGCAATACCAGGAAGAAAAAGAACGTTTAGAGCGGAAGGAACTGGACGTATATCTGGAGAGTTTCTTTTCTCTATCTGACGCTGAAAGATATAAAGATTGTTCTTTAGATAATTTTGAACCCCGAGAGGGAGTAAAAGAGGGCTGGGAGAAAGTTAAGCAATATATCGAGAACTTAGAAGAAAACCTGAAAACTGGTCATAGTCTTTTCCTCTTTGGAGACGTAGGAACTGGTAAATCTCACCTTGCTTTTTCCATTTACAATGAGGCCAAAAAGAGACATTTTTCAGCGATATTTAATACTGTTTCGAACTTAATGAATAGGTTGGATAAAGCTTTGGTCAGCAATAAAGAGGCAGAATTTGATTTACTGGAATTACTTAAAATTGCTGACTTACTGGTACTGGACGATTTAGGGGTAGAAGTGGAGAGTAAACGCTCTAAAGAACGGCTCTACGAAATTATCGGTGGAAGGTATAACAGTCGAAAAACCACGGTTATCACCACTAACTTAAAAACTCAAGAGGAAATGATTAGGTGGTTAGGGGCTCGGATATTTGACCGCCTCTTAGAGAGTGGCACATTCATCAAGTTTTCAGGAAAAAGCTACCGGTGGGTGAAAAGAAATGGTAAATGAACTTATGCCAAAAAAGGTAGCTCTATACCGGCAATTTTTAAGAATATTGAGTGATAAGAAAATAAGGTATAGTGAGTTTACTGAAATAATAAATCTTATCGACAAGGCGAAAAATTCTGATGACTTGGATTGTATTTGTGATAAATTCCAAGTTGCGCCGTTTTAGAGAGGATGGGTAAATTGTTAATTATAGCCAATGCTTTCTCATTGAAAATGATAGAGCGGAAATTACACGAGATTATCATCGAACCTACTTCAGTAAAAAGCATCAAAACCATGCTGAACGCTCAACCTTGGATTTCGATTGTGGGACATGAGAGCACAGCGAAGTTATTCTCAAAAATCCTGGGTGTTCCCGTCCCTTATAATCGTTGCACTTTGGAATGGAAATTCCCGGACAAGTTGATTGTGGGACTCCTAAATGGTGATAGATTACCAGAAGGGAAATTCCTTAGCGATGATGAACTGGTGGATATAGAAGTGGATTGGCGTTTAATCAAGTGGGCATAAAGAGAGGAAAAAGGCAAAGGGAATGAGCAGGCAGGAAAAACAGAGAGGTAAAAACTTTGAATACCGAATAGTAAACCTGGCTAAAGGGCTTGGTTTACCTTCTCGCCGTATCCCTCTCTCTGGTAGTGCCCAGGAAAAGCTGGATGTGGAAATAGCCGGTATGAGATTTGAATGTAAGTATAGAGGAAGAGAATTTGTTCAGATATATCGATGGCTGGAGAAGGCAGTTGAAGAAGGAGGGGAAGGGCTTATTATTTCTTCTTACAGGAAAGAACCATTGGTAGTAGTTCCGGCTAAAGAGTATTTTGAATTTCTTAAGTTTTTTAACAGTAATGTAAATGGCTTTATTACCTCCAGAAACGTTAAAGAGTGAAATTGAACATTACTGTAAAATAAGAGGTTTGAAATATGGTTGTCTGGTCTTTAAAATTGTGGATGGGAGAGTAAGGAAGACAGAGATAACCGAATACTTCTTAGAAGACGAGACGAAAAGTCAGTCTTCCGGGGAGAAGTAGATAAATAGCTTAACGGTGGACCTTGGAGTGAAGGAGCCGTCAGTTCGAGATTTAACCTCGGCTGGCGGCTTTTTATTTTAGGGAGGTGGGAAATGCTACTACACGAAGTTTTAAAAGTTAAGCAACCGGCAGAATTTGTTTTACTTTGCACTTTATTTGGTATTGATGAGAAGGACTTACAGAAAAGCTCTAATGAAATGGATTGGTTTGACCCTGCTTGGGAGATGACCCATGACTCTGAAGGCCGGTATTTAAATTATTCTTCCCGGGGGTATAAACTTGGTTGAGAAAAGATACTGGGTAGAAATAGTTCTTGGGCTTCTCTCTTCCTATCCCAATAGAGGGGTTTTTACCTCTTGTGAAGGATATCTGGGAGACCCAGCAGAGAGTGAAGCTTTAAATGCCAGGATTGATTTGTGGAGAGCTTTAAAGAAATGTAACAGTGCTGAAGAAATAGTAGATTTCTTAAATATGGTAAAGGAGGGCTGGTTCTATGAAGAGAAAGCAAAATTTAGACAAGAAATCGCTTACTTCCTGGGAGAAAAAGCTCCGGAGTGAAGGTCTGTATCCTGAACCGTATTCCCAGGGTGGTTTAAGTTTAGAGGGGTTGGAAGAGGAAATTTGTAATATTATCGATAGCTCTGATTGGAGCTTTGTGGATAGTATTATTGCCAGTATTACCTGGCTTACCGAGAGGCAAAAAGAAGTATTGACCTTGAAATGCAGAGGTTACTCTATAAACCAGATTGCTGAGGCATTAAACATAAAAAAAGAAACCGCCAGAACAATTTTAAAGAGGATAAAAAGGAAAATAAAGACACATAAGAAATAGGTTCAATTTTACAAAAATATTTCAAAAATATTTTTAAAGTTTTTAGATGCTTAAAACAAGAAAGTATTAGAAAGCACTCCAGAGTATAGGATTTTTCATTTTTCCTCCCTTTTCTATTTTTTTTAAGTTTTTTACACCCCTCAAACCCTCATGAAATAAGGGTTTGAGCTAAAGTGTCCCCCTATTTTGCACCATATATATAGAGGGTGAATGATGGACGTAGAAGAGTTTGAGGAAGAGATACGAGCTTTTAGGGAGGAAATAGAGGGGGTAAGAGGAAAGAAGGATTTTGAACTATTAAAGGCTATAGCTGGGGATTTAAAAGACTTCTTGCATTTTAATGCCCCTAAATTTAAGTGGGAATCTGAACTGTGCGAGAAGAAAAAAGGCTTTATGAGTGAGAGCTATAAGATAGTAAAAGGGCGAGCTAATGGAAGATGTGAGCTCTGTGGAAAAGAAGGAACTGAGGTTCATCACTTAGCGGGGAGAAGTCCACTAAAGATTTATCATCTTTCGGAGTTTTTGATTTTCTTATGTCGAGATTGTCATCGGAAGTTTCACGGAGGTTGAAAATGGGAGAGAAGGTTTGTTCATTTTATGCTTCATTGCCCGACATCCAATCGGCAATTAACTTTTCAGGTGCGGGGAATGGGGCGAGGATTAAGCTTGATGTCTCTGAAACAGAAATAGCGGAAGTAGTGAAGCTTATGTTGTTGAGAGGGAAAATATTTAAGGTGGATATATGGGAAGAAGAATAGATTGGGTAAAAATAAAACGAGAGTATGTTGAAAGTAATATTACTCTTGAGGAACTGGCAAAAAAACACAATATCTCTCTTTCAACACTCAAGAAAAGGTCTGCACGAGAAACTTGGTCTACCGAGAGGAACTTGTTTGGAACTAAAACAGAACTAAAGCGCCAAGAGAAACAATCAGAACTTCTGGCTTCCGAGGCTTCTAGTTTTGATAATCTTTGTTTGCGAGTTGCTCGTTCAGCTATTGGAATTATTGAGAAGCAAATCAATACACTGCAGGAGCAAATGAAGAATTCCAAAGTAGACGCTTTTACAGAAAGGCAAGTTAGGTTGTTGGAGAAGCTCTCTAATTCACTTAAACAGTTGCAAAGCGTTGGTAAAGTTGCTTTGGGAGAGAATCCAGAAAATCAATCTCCATTAAGAGTTATTGTAGAACGGGTATACAGTGGCAACGATTAAGATTATCGGAGAATTTGATGAGTTTTTTGTTGATAATCGAGATAAAGAAGTTTTAGTTTCCTACGGTGGGGCTGGTTCAGGCAAGAGCTTTTCTACTGCTCAGCATACCATTTTACGAGCTTTGGAAGAAAACAATAAAAGAATTCTGGTTACCCGAAAAACATTGCCTGCCCTACGAGTAAGTTGTCTGCAGTTAATGAAAGACTTACTCAATGAATATGAAATCCCTTACGAATTGAATAAGTCTGAGTTGGAAATGAATGTAGGGAGCAACCAAATTTTATTTAAGTCTCTGGATAATAGCGAAAAGATAAAATCGGCTGAATTCAACTACGTTTGGGCAGAAGAAGCCACAGAGCTCACCCATCAAGATTATTTGCAATTGCGGTTGAGGTTGCGAAGAAAGAACAATTTAAAGAACCAGTTAATTATGACTTTTAACCCTATCGACCAATTTCACTGGATTAAGACCAAAGTTCTGGATGCACCGAATGATGATATGGCAACTTTCCAGAGCAATTACAAACTTAATCCTTTTCTCTCCCCTGAATACGTTAAGCAGTTAGAGCAATTGGCAGAAATAGACGAAAACTATTACCGGATTTATGCCCTGGGGGAGTGGGGAATATTACAGAACCTGATTTACTCCAACTGGGACGTAGTAGATACCATCCCTGAAAACTGTGACGAAATTATCTACGGTTTGGACTTTGGCTACGTCAATCCTACTGCCCTAACAGAGGTTTGGGTAAAAGAAAATGAAGCTTGGGCTCAAGAGTTGATTTATCAATCTCACTTAACCAATAGTGACTTGATTGAGCTGTTAAAGAGTAGGGTAAGTAAGGATACTCCCATTTATGCTGATTCTGCTGAGCCCCAGAGGATAGAGGAAATCTATCAAGCGGGCTTCAACATATATCCTGCCCACAAAGAGGTGAGGTTTGGCATAGATAAACTTAAACAGTATAGGCTTCATATTTTAAGTGATTCAGTAAATCTCATCAAAGAGATTCGCTCCTATAAGTGGAGAGAAGACAAAGAAGGAAGGATATTGGAAGAGCCAGTTAAGTTTAACGACCATGCATTGGATAGTTTAAGGTATGCCCTAGGGAGCAGGGCTGTTTTTGCTGAACCAGAGTTGAGAATCTTATAGAGGTGGCCAAGAAAAAGTTATGAACATAAAAAGTTTTTTCCCTTCGGTATGGAAACAGAAAAAGACCAATACTGAATATTGGACTTTTTTGAACCCTATTTCCCCCCACCGAGGGTTACCAGATTATATAAGCCTGTATAAAGAAGTGGGCTGGTTATTTGCTGTGGTGTCCAAAATTGCCGAAGGGATTTCCCAAACCGGGTGGATGATACTCCAACAAAAAAATAAGGAATGGGTAGAGATTTCTGATGAAAACAACCCAGTTATTAAGCTTTTAGATAAGCCCAATCCTTATTGTGATAATTTTGATTTATTTTTTCTTACCTCTTGCTATTTAGACTTAATCGGAGAAGCTTTTTGGTATCTCAATTTTGTGGGTAAAAAGCCAGTGGAAATCTGGGTTTTATATCCTCAATTTATGAAAGTTAATCCGGGGAGAAGCCAGTTAGTGGAAAGCTATGAATATATTACCAATAAAGGGAGTGTTAAGTTCTCTCCTCAGGAAATCATTCATTTTAAAAGACACGATCCAGCTAACCACTTACGGGGAGTCTCTCCTCTAGCTGCAGGAATAGACGACATAGATAGTGAACGATATTCAGCTCGTTGGAACAGAAACTTCTTTCACAATTCGGCTCTGCCCCCAGCAATTATAGAAGCTCCGGGGAAAATGACTGACGAATCCGTAAGGCGCATAAGGTATCAGTGGGAGGGAGAATATGGGGGAGTGGAGAACGCCCACCGTCTAGCAGTTTTAGACGGGGGGGCGAAGTTTAACCTGGTAACCTTAACCCGGAGAGATATGGAATTTATAGAGGGGAGGAAGCTTACCCGAGAAAACATTTTAGGCCTATATGGAGTTCCACTGGCTATATTAGGAGTTACGGAAGGGTTTAACCGAGCCAATATGGAAACTGCGGAATATGTGTTTGCTAAATATGTGTTAAGACCACGACTTAGTTTATTGGAAATTAAAATTTCTGAGTTTCTTCTTCCCCATTTTGGAGAAAACTTATATTTTCAGTTTGATTTTAGTGCTCCCCGGGATAGAAATACCGACTTAGCAGTGGCAGAAAAAGGATTTGTTTCTGGGATTATCACCAGGAATGAAGCCAGAGAGCTACTTGGCTTTGGGGCGACTAAAGACGGGGATGTGTATTCTACTTCTTTTAATGTCCTTTATGAGCCTCAGGAGAAATCAGTTAAGAAATCTTTTGTTAATCGAAAGTTAGCTCATATTTTCCCAGTTAATGATATGCCCATTATATGGGAAGGCTGGAGAGAGAAATGGGATAGGACTGAAGGTAAATGGATTAGAGAGCTAAAGAAGTTTTTCCAATCCCAACAGGATGATGTTATCCAAAAGCTCAAGACTAAAAAAGGCATAATTAAGATTATGCCTGATGAGGTCTTATTTGAAAGAGCATTTTATGATGAGTTAATTATGAGCATTGCTAAACCCTTACTTATTGAAGCGTTGGGAGAGGGAATAGAGGCATCTGGACTTCTTACTCCAGCTTTCCAAGTTTCTGACCCCTTAGCTATTCAATGGATTAAAGAGAGAGCAGGAACAAAAATCAAAGGGATTAACACCACCACTTTACAGCAACTCAGGGAAACGCTGGCTGAGGGGATTATGCAGGGAGAGAGTATTCCGAAGCTTACGGATAGGGTTAGCGAAGTATTCAAAGTAGCTAAGGGAGCAAGGGCTGAAGCTATAGCAAGGACAGAAACACTGGAAGCATTCCGTAATGGTCAAATTCTTACCTGGAAAAAAGTGGGATATAAATTAGTAGAGTGGTGGACGGCAGAAGATGAAAGAGTGTGCCCGGAATGTATGCCAAGACATGGGAAAAGATATCCCCTAAACGGTATTCCAGAACGGCATGTTAATTGCCGATGTGCATTGATAGCGGTGGTGGAAGAATGAAGGAGTTGATAATATGGAAGTTGTAAAGAAGATCTTTGAATCTAAAATTAAATCCGCAGAAGATGGTTCAATAGAGGTTACTATATCTACCAAAGCAAAGGATAGATATGGGGATATAGTGGAACCTAAAGGCTGCATCTTTGAAAACTTTCTTAATAATCCAGTAATAACTTTTGCCCATGATTACCATTCCATCCCTATTGGGAAAGCTGAAGGTATAACAATTAACGATGAGGAAGTTCTTTCTAAAGTTAGATTTGCTCCTCAGGAGGTTAATCCTATTGCTCCTTATGTTAAAAATGCCTACGAGCAGGGGTTTATGAAAGCTTGGAGTGTTGGTTTCTCTCCAATAGAGAAAGAGCCCCTAATTGGGGAAGATGGGGTTCAAACAGGGTGGAGATACACTAAGTGGGAGCTGTTGGAATTTTCTGCTGTGCCTATTCCCGCTAACCCAGAAACAGGTACTCATTTGAAGGGATTATTAAAAGAGGTGCAGAAATATGAAGATGGGGAGTATCAGGAAGAAGAGTCGGAGAAAGTTCTTGATGAGAAAAAGATAACAGAAGAGAAATTAACCTTAAAAGAGCTTTTTGATAGGGTTATAAGTTGCTGGGACGAATTACAAGTGATTGGTGAGAAGCTGGATAACGTTTTACTTTTTTTAAACAAGGAAGATAAGCTAAACGGAGAAGAAAATGAACCTACAAAAACCACAGACGAAGACATATTAGAAATGGATGTTGATGAATTAGATGTTGAGCAAGTAGAAGAGATAATGCAGAAAGCTGCAAAACAAGTACACAAAAGTTTATCTGAATTACATCTATAGGAGGAAAAGGCAATGAAAGTTAATGAGCTTGTAGAGAAATTAGTCAATGAGCAGATACAAAAGTTAACGGAAGAAAACAGAAAAGACATTTTTGGGAATAGAGAGAGTAATAAAGAGGACTTCTTGGTTTCTTTAGTTAGAGCTGTGAGCAATCGGGATTACAGCTGGTTAGAAAAGAAAGCAGTGCAGACTTCCAACTCTGGTGGCTACTTAATACCTCCCCAGCTATATGATGAGTTAGTTTATTTAGCATCAGAGCGGGAGATAGTGAGACCCCGAAGCGTTGTAATCACCATTACCCCGGGAGATAGCGTTTCCGTTCCGGCTCTTTCTCAAGAGAATGGACAGTTTGGTGGGATAGTGGGTTACTGGAAAAAAGAAGGGACTGATGTCGACCCATCAGAGCCTATATTCAAGCAGGTTGTTTTAACAGCCAGGGAATATGTTGGGCTTACTGCTGTATCTCAAAAATGGCTCAACTCTGTTCCTGAAGGAGACGTCTACTTGAGAAACTTGTTTGCTGAGGCTGTGGCCTATGCTGAAGACGTTGCTTATCTTACTGGAAGTGGAGAAGGTGAACCTATGGGTATAATCAACTGCCCGGGGGTTAATGTGGTTAATAGGAAGACTGCTTCTGTGGTTTCTTATGAAGACTTCCTGGAAATGGAAGCTAAAGTAGCCAGAGAAGGACTATCCCCTATTTGGGTAATTTCCCGTTTAGCTATGAAATCAGTAAAACAGTTAGCCGATGCCAACAATAATCTGATTTGGGTGCCACCCACTGCTGCTGAGCCAGGAACAATCATTGGATACCCTTACGTAGTAACCGATAAATTACCTGCTTTGGGAAATAAAGGTGATGTAATATTTGGTGATTTTCGATATTACTATATTGGAGATAAAAAAGCTTTGGCCATTGCTATGTCCGAACACGCCAGATTTACCAAGAATGAGGTGCTGTTGAGATTTACCATTGAAGTTGATGGTTCTCCAGTTGCTCCTGGTGCTTTTGCGGTTCTTGATGTTCCTCAAGGTTAAAGGAGGTTAGACGATGATTAGCTTAAAAGAACAAATAGAAGTTATCAAGGTTTTACCGGTAGGTGAAGTAGCAGTGGGCAATAGCAATGTGGTGTTAGACTTGGAGAAATATGGCCACCCTGCTGACCTTCTGACTGCAATTTTTGTTGAGGCTGTTGGGACGGGTGGGACTTTAGATATTGTCATTTCCCAGGATAATAATGGAGAAGGGGATTTTGCCGACGAGGTAGATGAAATTACCATATCGGAAGCGGGAGACTTTTTATTGCAGGTTACCCCGGGGAAACGCTACTTGAAGGTTGATATGACTGTTGCCACGGCTGCCGTTACTTTTGGGATAGTGGCCATAGCTGGGAATAAGAGGTTCAAAAAGACCAGGGATAAGGTAGCCACTATTACCGGAGAATAATATGGTTAAAGTTAAAGTCATATCCCCGTTTTGTGATAAATATACTGGAAAATACCATTACCCTGGAGACCTTCTTGAGGTAGAAGATGAGCGAGCGGATGAACTCCAGTCAAGGAGTTTAGCTGAAAGGATTGAAACAAAAAAGAAGGGGGTCAAACGACCCCCTGAAAACAGAATGATAGAAGAGGCAGAGAATAGATGAACGTTACTCTTGAGGAATTTAAAGCTTATTTACAATTAGAAAATGATGAGCAAACCCCGGAGGAGTTAACTCCAGAGGATGAGCTATTATTGTCTCTTCTTAGTTCTGCTGAAAAACAGGTAATAAATTACATAGGATACGATTTTACCTATGGCTTACATAAGGAGCTTTTGACTATTCCTGGAAGTGGATACGTTTATCTATCGTTTGCTCCAGTGGAAGAGATAATCACTCTAAAAGTTAATGGAGTGGACACAAAAGGGTATGAACTCTTTACCCGGGATGGAGTTATCCATATCTTTTACCCGGGATGCTTTTTAGATATTGAATACACAGCAGGTTTTGAAGAAATACCGGAAGACTTGAAGATAGCCATATTTATAATTGCAGAATCCCTATACAATTTGAGGGGAACAGCAGGGATGACTTCTGAGAAGTTATCTACTTACTCTGCCCAGTATATTAGTGGGCTACCCCCAGTGGCTGAAACTATTTTACTTAACTATAAAAGGATAGTGATTTAGTGGTATACACTCATTACCTTGAAGAATACACCAAAACCATAAATACAGATAAATACGGGATAAGTCACGAAACATTGGCCTTGGTATCTAAATTCTGGGCTTACCTGGAGAAATTGAACAAAGAAGTAATCCAGGAAAGATACGGAATGGAAATACCAGAAGGCTATTTCTTTGTTTCTCGACACCAACCAGTAATTGGGAACGTGGTTAAAATAGGAGATGACAATTACGCTGTGACTTTGGTAAAACCTGTTTACCGAAGAGCTAATATAGTTTCTCACTACGAAGGATTGTTAGGGAAATGAAGATAAAAATAGGGATACAAGGAGAAAAAGAACTATTAGCTGAAATAGACAGAGTTACGGAAGAGGTAAAGAATAAAGTCTTAAAGGTTTTGGAAGATGCTGCCCACGTGGTAGAAGGGGAGGCAAAGAAAAAATCTCCCATTAATCTGGGGGCTTTAAGAAACTCCATACACATTGAAAAAATCTATGAAGGAAACATGAGGGAATTTAGAGTGGGAACAAATCTGGAATACGCTCCCTATATGGAGTTTGGAACGGGGTTACTTGCTGATTATCCTTCAGCAAATAAAAAAAGGCATGCGCCATTCTCTCCTAAAGCAATAGCCAATTTAAAGAAGTGGGCATCGGATAAAGGCTTTGAAGACCCAGACAGTGCGGCTTGGGCTACTGCTTTTTCTATTTACCTCCGAGGTGGGCTACATCCCAAAGCGTTTTTGAGGAATGGATTTCAAAAAGGTAAGGCATACTTACTTAAAGAGCTGGATAAACTTTGAAATTACTTGATACCAAAGAAGCTATTTATCATTACCTTACTACCGACTCAGGTCTGATTTCCCTTATGGGAAGCGTAGAAGCTTATTCTACTTTCCCCGGAGATATAGCTAAGCTACCCCGGATTACCTTTACCAGCATTAACATTTCTCCAGATATTACCGATATATGGGAGATAACTTATCAAATAGATATTTGGGGAGAAGTAGATGATTTAAAAGTTGACCAGATAACTGAAAGGATAATTGAAATCTTTAACAAAAAAAGATTAAAGATAGATGGAGATACTCGGGTTATTTGGTGTGTGGTGACTGGCCAGAGAGAAATACAAGAGCCAGACCGGAAAAGAAATGAGATAGATATAGATTGCAAAATATTATGAGGAGTGAGACTAATGGCAGTCAGAAATATCAAAGATTTACAGATAGGAGAAGGAACACTTTACCTTAATAACCGGGATGTGGGAGCATTAACTGATGCTCGATTTACGGCTGAAATTTCGAAAGTGGTGCATCAATCGGGTATGCCACTAAAGATAAACAAAGTGGCTATTACTTCCCAGCGTTCGCTTATTGCGGCAAATTTAAATGAGATTAATCCCTCTAACTTGGCATTGGCTTTAGGAGTAAAAGATAGCGACATGACGAGCACTACTGGAGAGGTTAAACAAGTTACAAATGAAATTTTAACTATAAGTGGAACAAACTGGGTGGCACTCCAGAACGGCAGCTTAGATGAAGCTACTCCACCGACTGTAAGGCTGGCAACTTTACTTACCCAGGTAACTGAACCCACCGATACTAAAATATACGTAGAGGATGCCAGCGAGTTTACCGCTGGTGATGGGGTTACTATAGGAGGAGTAAGTAAGACTATTCAAGGCATAACCGGGAATGAAATAACACTTACTGCTGCAGTTGGTGTTTCTGCTAATATAGGTGACCCAGTAATCAATACTACTGTTACTTATGCAGAGAATACTGATTACCAAATTGACTACATAGATGGAAGAGTTAGAAAGTTAAGCGGGGGAGATATTCCCGAGAGCGGATATTTAGCAGTAACTTATAAATATCAACTACCTTCCTCGGTTCAAGTTCCTTTAGGCGCAGTTTCCTCGCTACCAGTAGTGGTTGCCGAGTTTGTGGTTCCGAGAGACGATGGAGAAATGAGGATACATTTATACAGAGCACAGGTTTCCGGCAATCTGGAATTTGCTTTTAATGCTACGGATTGGCATAGTATACCGGTGGAGATAGAAGGGTTAGGAGACCCAGCCCACAATGGTGAATCCGGTTACGTTAGATTTGTTTATACGGTATAAGATATGAGCAAAAATAAAGACTTTTCCTCAAAAATATTACCAAGAGAGTTGGAGGTGGATGAATACACTATCCACCTCCCTCTTTCTACAGAAGGTTTTATGCACTTTGCCCGGTTTTTCTCTAAAGTAATGAGTATGATACGATGGGATATCCTGGCTGATAAGCTAGAAAAAAGTAACGACATTTCCTCTACCGTTTTAGCCGGGCAGATAATCTTTTTAATTCCTTACAATAAAGAGGACTTTTACCAGTTCTTAGCTTCCCTATTGAGGATTGACGCTAAAGATGTAGGAGATATCCCAGCTACCACGATGATAAAGCTGGTAAATGCTATTTTAGATGAAGAAAGTCTTGGGGTATTGATACGGGATTTTTTCGACCTGTCCATCAATCTGATGGGAAATCTATCGAAAGAGAAGACTACCAAAAAAGCTGGGAAGAGTTAATGGACCGTTTTTTTCATGAATACGGGTGGACAGTTAATGACTTCTTACAAGCTCCCTGGGAATTAGTTCTTACCTTATCGGAGAGGATTTTCCAAAGGAAGATGATGGATTACGCCTATCAGTTATTGATTGTTTCCAGTGCTTTTAGTGGTGAAGCTCAGAAGCTGTGGGACAAGTTTTTGGATTTAGCAGGGATAAAAAAGAAAAGTAAAGGGAGCTTGAAAGAATTGGAAGCGATGTTTAGAGAAGCGGGTATGCCTATACAAGTAGAGAGAAGGAAAGGCGATGGCGGGAGAACTTAGAAACCTCTTTGTGTCTTTGGGCGTGGTTTTAGAGGACTTTGACCAGAAGATAAGACAGGCTAAAGGTTCTATAAGTGGTTTTGTGCAAGAAGTCAGTGCCCAAAGTAAAAAAGTGAACCAGTCTACTATAAATATAGGCTCTATGGCTGAACAGATAGGTATTGGTTTTAAGGAAGGCTCTAAAGGCACTGAGGCGCTTAATGAGGCATTAAAGAATACCGGGGTATCGGTAGAACAGATGGCTACTAAGTTCCAGGTAGCTGGTGCTGCCATTTCTGCTTTTGTTGCGGGTTCAACTTATTTATTAAGTCAGTTTGAAGCTAATATGAGAAACGTAATGACTTTAATTGACCCTTCTTTAGCTGAAGAAAGAGTGGGAGCATTTTATAAAAGCTACGAACAAGGGATAAGGGAACTGGCTTTAGAATATGGGAAGAGCACTCAAGAGCTGAGTACTGGCTTGTATAATATACTTTCTGCTTCTATTGAAGCGGGAAAAGCGATGCAGGTTTTAGAAGTGGCTACTAAAGCTGCCACCGCTGGGGTTTCAGATATTGGAACTGCTACTAAAGTTATATCTTCAATCTTAAATTCCTACAGCATGAGTGCCGATGAGGCTTCCCGGGTGTCTGATATTTTATTCACTTTAGTTAGAAAAGGTGTGGTTACCTTCCAGGAAGTGGGGACGAGCATCGGGCAGGTTACTTCCATTGCCGCAAATTTTGGAATACCCTTAGAAGAGGTGGCAGCTATTTTAGCTTACGCTACGAGAAACGGCATAGAATTTAACCGAGCAGTTACCCAGCTGAGAGCAATAATGACTTCTTTGGTTGCTCCAGCAGATGAAGCAAGGAAAGTTATGGAAGGGTTAGGGATAAATATAAACGAAAGCACTATAAGAAGTGAAGGACTAATCAAAAACATAGCTAAACTTCAAGGGTTATCTCAGGAGCAGATTGTAAGGATTACTCAAGTTAGAGAGGCATTACCTTTGGTTTCTTCTATTTTAGGTGATGTAAATGCTGCATTAGGAGATTATTCTATAATGTTAAATTCCTCCAATGCAGCAGAAGAGGCTTTTGCTAAACAAGCGGGGTCTCTGGCTATGGATTTAAATAGATTAAAAGAAGCCAGCAAGGATTTAATGATGTCTTTTGCTGAACCGTTTGCTGGGGTAATACAAAAAGCAAGCGATGTTGCCGCAAACATGGCAGATGCTTTTTCTCGACTGCCAGAAGGATTGAAAAGTACTATATCTTATCTTACCCTTGCCGGGGGAGCGATATCTCTGTTTTTGGGAGGAGTGCTAAAACTTTTGCCTTCCCTGGGGAAAATGCGAGGGGAGTTGGTAGCTTTAGGTGGAGTAATGGGGTTAATGAAAACAGGGATGGCCAGTTTAGCTTCCTTTTTTACTGGTTTACCTGGAATCATAGCTACTGCTACTTTTGCTCTAGGAGCGTTTTATACTAAAGCCACTCAGGATATGAGCAAAACTACTGACGAAGTAAGAAAACTGATACTCGCTTTTTCTGATTTAGATGGCCTCTCTTTAGAGGAAATATATGAGCAGTTAGCTAAAATTAAGTTAGGAGTAGAGGATATGCACAATACTTGGGTATCCAGATGGTCTGATATCCTTATCCATACTCAGAACATTACTTTGCAGTTAGCTGCCTTAATTTTGAAGTTAGTGGAGATGAAAGAGGAAAGAAAGCTATTAGAAGATTTTGGACAATATTGGGGAGAAATCTTACAGAGAATACAGAGGGAAACTGAAAACGTAACTTTAGGAATAGCAGATGCTGAAAATAGACAAAGATTATTAGACATCCTTAATATTTACCAGACTAATGCGGAAATCGTTGAAGAGTTAAGTGGAGAAATAGACAAGTTAAGAATAAGCATCCAGGCATTTGAGGAAGAACCTCCAGACTTCTTAGGGCTGAAGAATGAGAAATTATATACTCAATACTTAAATAAGTTAAAAGGAGAATATAGCACTACCCAGCAGGCTTTAAACGATATATTAAAAAAGCAAGCTGAATTACGAGCTAAAATTGAAACTCTATCTGGGAAAGATGCTGCTGAAGTATTAGAGGAATTACATAAAGAGATGGAGGATAAAAAAACCAATGCTACTCAAAACGGGGCACAGGATAGAGCTAATGCGGAAATTGAAGGATACCAGAAAGCTTTATCGGTAAAGGAGGCAATGGAAAAAGACGCCTATGTTAGGGTTCTGGAAATGGCCTATCAAGCAGGGGCTACCAGCGGGAAGGAGTTTATCCAGAGGTTAGAAGCCTATATGAAAGACACAGAAGATATGAGCAATGAAATAAAAGAATATATAGAAACCAGGGTAAAAGATATAGAAGGGAGTATTACCTCTATTACGGCAAACGAATTACAGGCCATAAAATCAGCTTATATATCCGGGGAGACAGATGCTGAGACCTACCTTGATAATCTTAAAAAACTTTTGGATGAGGTAAGTGGATACATTTCTCAATCTCTTACCGTAGATTTAAAGTTAGAAATTGAAAAAGCAGAAGAGGCAATAGCAGAAAAGACCAAGGCAATAAGTGAGAGCATTAGGAATCAGTTTTTAGATATTCAGAGCAGTTGGAAGGCTGAGGGAATAGGGGTTGATGAATATATTAGCTCCCTTAATAGTTTATTAGATAAAAATAAAGACGTGGATAAAAGCGTGAGGGACGATATCAGCAATGCTCTAACTGAAGCTAAAGAAAGAAGCCAAGAGCTAACCGAGGCAATAGAGGAATCCATATCCAGCTTTGACGATTTGCATAATTTTCAATTGATTACCACCCAGGACTACATTAAATTACTAAACGAATACCAAAATACCCACCAGATGACTGCTCAAGGTTCTGAAGCATTAGCTAATAAAGAGAAAGAGCTTTATCAGACGATATATAGTGAGGCATTAGGAGGGTTAGAAAGCGTAAGAGATAGGATAATTGAACTTCAGAAAGAATGGACGGCTATAGAGATAGAAGAATCACTGCGAAGAGGAAATGCCCAAGCTCAATATGCTCAATCTATGTTTAACACTTTATCAAAGGTAATAAAGACCTCCAGTTTGAGGACCCAGGAAGAAGTTTATCAAGTGCAAACCCAGACAGCTACCGAAATGGCCTCATCTATCCAGGATATTTATAACTCCTTAATTACAAGGCATGAAGAAGCTGGGGAAACAATGATAAGTTCCGATAAAACAATAGCCGGAGCGATATTTAATGTTTACCAAGATTTGAACAATAGATTACAGGATATCTATAAACGGCGAGAGGATATGGTAAGAGAATATACCCAGAGAGAAGCCGACGCCCAAGATACTTTACGAGATAAATTGATAAGCTACCTGGATAAATATTATGACTTTAGAAAAATCATTTCCTTAACTACTGATGAACTTGTAAATATGTATAAAAGTATTCAAGGGATTAGTTTACCAAAAAGACCAGAGACTACCGCAGAACAAGTATATAGAGAAAGATATTATCAGGAACAAGATATAGAAGCCCAAATACAAGCAGTAGAGGAAATAAGAGAAGCAAGGGATAAAGAATTGGCAAACTTAAAAGAGGAAGAGCGAGAAGTTGAAACCATTAAAAATGATTTTAATCGTTCCTTAGTTGAGCTCACTCAGATACTAAAAGACCAGATACAAAAAGCCAATGAGTTATATGGAGAGGAAGCCCAAGTAGTTAAAAACATACTTACCCCGATTTATGAAGCGCTGCAAGAGGCTACCCAGGGATTAGATAAAGTTAACACCCCGGAAGCACTGGAAGCATTGAAACAAAGTATTCTGACAGAGATTAAAAGTTTAGCAAGCGGAGCATCAGAATTGAGTGCTGAGGCGAGACAAGCATTGCAAGACCTTTTCCCTACTCTGGAATTAGAAAAGTTACCCCAGGACTTCAATTCTCTTATAAGGAGTATAAGCTCCGGGATTTCCGATTTGGGGTGGCAAATGGGAGATTGGGATAACAGTTGGTTAGCGATAAATGAGAAGATAAGCCAGGAAATTGACCAAAGAATAGCAGGAATGAACGAAGCTGTAAGGAAATGGGGGAGCTTAATTGAAAGCTTCCAGGGAGAAGCAATAGAAGAGGTAGTCTTACCTACCATTGCGATACCAGACACCAGTAAGATAATGGTTGAAGCTCCTGAATATTTAGGGAGGATTAAGGATACTTTATCAGATATCTCTTTACCCATCCAATCTTTAGGACAAGATTTTAACAATCTTAACTTACAGGTTCTTGAGCTTACCGATAGTGTAAATAGTTTATCTCAAGCATTAATTTCTATTCCTTCAAACATTAAAACCCGAGTGAACATTGAAGGGGATACGGCTGAGGAATGGTTAGGGAAAGCGTTAGGATTGGGAAGTATGATGGGAATGGGGGCAAACAATAGATGACGGTCATACATACTGGGGACTTACAAATCGGAGGTGGAACTCTTTATATAAATGGCACAAATATTGGGGCTTTTACTGATAGTAGATTTTCTTTTATCCGAACCTTGGAATGGAAAAAGAAGAAAATTGGTGAGGTAATAAAAAGAAAGCTGATGGTGACTGGGCAATCAGTTTCTTTTAGTTGTCTTTTGCAGGAGTTAAGGAAAGAGACTTTTGACCTTACTATTGGGAATTTCCTAACAACCACCTTGCCATCTGAGGAATTTGAACCAGAGAGGTTTACGGTTAAATTAGTGTTAGATAAAACAATAGGAGAAGGAGAAACCGGGGAAACCTCCCCTATTGAGATAACGATAAACAATGCCTATTTAGATAATTTAAATATGGATATTACTGAAGATAATTGGAATGCTTTCCCATTTGCCGTAAAGGCTGACTTGTGGGATACCGATGCATTAGAAGAGTTGGAGGACGATGCTCCCGGAGTAGTGAACTATTCCAGATTTGTGAGACCTTATGTATCAGTAAGACATACGATAGAGGGAGAAACCATATTCACTCATTTTTATGATAGACCAGTGGTGCAGATAAATCAAAGGATGAGTTCTGATGAAGCAGTTGCTCTCGGTAATAGTATGGGGGGAATGATTACCGTAACCCCTCCTAAAGGTGGTTCAGTTACGGGAGTTTGCACCAGTTTTTCATCACAGGTTTACGATGACGAGAAGCAATTATCTGAAGTATCTTACACAGTAGAAGGAGAAGCTATTTAAATGATTTTAACTGGGGCTATAGCTAAAGACAGCGAGAATGTTCCTATAACAATAGACATTATAGGAATAGGCTTACCATTACAATTTTCTACTCGGAGCTTATTGACTGCATTCCCTCCTGGGACTTTACCCCAAATTATCGTGGAAGGTTCACCAGCTTACTCAGGGATACTGAGTATAACCATAAATAAAATAGCCAACGGGGTAAGCACTTGCACCATTGAGAGCAAGGACAGCTCTTTACACATAGGCTCTCACGTAAGCGTTTCAGGCTTTTCTGGAATAGTAGAAAGACACGAGAAAAGACCCCACGGATTTGCTACTTCCTATGCGGCAGGACGGTCTGCTGTATTAAGGGACGGGGAAGTCACCCAGATTTTATCCCAGTTTATACCAAAAAGTGCTTTTAATCATATTGGAGCAAAACTAAACCCCGAAGAGCTACCAATAGGCAGTATATTAGGGGCTATCTTTTCTGGCGTGGAATATACAGGTACTATTCCCGGAAGCATAAAAAAAGAGTTGAGCTTATCGGGAAACAGGATGTCATTATTAAAAACTCTCTGTGATGAATTTGGTTATATTTTCTATGACTCTGGAGACAGTGTAAAAATAAGGAAATGGGAAAAAAGTGGGGGATTTGATTACAAAGTAGAAGACTATAAAGTATCTGCAGAAAAAGAGCTCTATAACGGTGTAATAGCAACTTACGAAGAGGAAAAGCCAGTAGAAGTTATCTATTACGACATGGGAACTGAAGAATACTCAGACCACAGCATATCTTATGTAAGAAACTTTTTTCAAGATTACTTGATTTCTTGCCAGGAGTTTTACGAATGGGATATACCAGTAGAGAATGACTTTATGGATTACTAT